TCTGTTCTGTTCACCAATGCGGTCGGCAAGGTTTTTAATCGTGGCAGCCAGATCGTTGTTTTTACTCAACAGCTCTGATGTCAGCGTTCGCAGCTTCTCATTGCGTTGAGTCAGGTTTTGGTTGTCATACCCAAGCTTCGCTATGAAGCCGATGATGATGACAGTGAATATGACCGGGATTAATATCTTCAGCGCGTTTAGATTCGGCATAACACACTCTCTGCACGTTGGGTTCGTTCCTTGCGATCTGCCAGTCCGTTGCTGCCGCCATTAACGACGCGAGTAAGCCCGACAACATCACCCTTGTCTGCGTACTGATTGCAGTTATTGGCCTTCCAGAACCAGCCAGCAGAACGCGCAGCGTTGGCATCCTGAAGCAACAGGTCAGGGTTATCAGTCAGTGGTAGCTTTAACGCCTTTCCGCACGCTTCGTAATTGGCGCGGAACGTCACCTGCTTCAAACCTCGGCCGCGATACTTCCAGCCGTCACCGTTCAGGTTGTTTCCGTAGCGCCCGCCATAACCGAGATTGGCGATCGCCGCCTGACGTTCTGCCGATAGTGCTGATTCCCCTGGCTTTCGACCTAACTGCCGGCGCTGTGCATCGGTTAATCGTGTACCGAAAATCTTCAGCCCTTCCACGCTGTAGTTCAGGCTCTCTTTCACCTGCGTGAATCCGTTCGACTCGGTGCCGATTTGCCCGATGAAGTACGCCTGCCGTTTTGGTGTATCGATGCCGAACTCTTTCATCGCCGAAGTGATGTGCGGGTACCACTTATCAGCCAGTGCGTCAGTAATACCGCCGGCTGCTTTGAACTGGTCACGGGTAATCATTCGGCAACTCCCGCATCACCTGCAGCTTTTTGCAGGAAACGCTTTTCAAGTGCTTTGATAAGAGATGAGCCAGACCAGCCAGCCATACCGCAGATGGCGCCGGTAACTTCCTGCGGCCAAGCCCAGTAGGTAGCGAGCAGCATCATCAGGAAGCCAGCGAATATGGATACGATTAGCTGCAGACATAGCGTGCGCCAGCTGAAGGTATCTCCGCTTAGAACCTTGTAGGCATATGCTGCCACCGCGCCGAGTACAGTCATGCCCAGCGCAATCAGCGTGGCAATTAAGCCCGGATCGGATTTGTAAGGCATACGTTTCATTTCCACCCCCGCGTAGGGGACTTGTCCAAATAGGAATTGTCTAAATGTTGAACAGGACAAGCCCGGGTAAACTTCAACTTGTCGATAGAAGAAGTTCCGCCTTGCGCCGTTAGGTAGCCAATAAGAAAGAATCCGCCTGAGTGCGGATTTTTTTGTGCATAAAAGACGCCCGATGCCACACAGGATAACGAGGGATGTTTAAGTTGATTGGCATGGGCGAAAGAGGTGATCAACTCTATGGCTGACCTTTAATCTCAGGCAATCGCAAAAGTGCCTGATTTTGAGATTTGGTTGCTGGATGCCGCAGTTTCGAACCGTCCAGCGCGGAAGCCCATCAGCGGCTTTGGTTCCCGCATCATCCTTTCAGATGCGGGGCATTCCAGCTGGCTGCCAGAATCCAGAAAAACAAAAAGCCCCATCGGTTAAGACGGGGCTTTCGGCCTGACATGCGAGATGAATGATTGGACTAAAGAACAATACACATCAGGCGATTCACTTTTTACAAAAACTTTTTTCGGGTGTCAATATCGCAAAAAAGCCCCGCTAGCTGGTGAGGTTACGAGGCTCTTTAACTATCTCACGATTTTTGCAACTGACCGATTAAGCTGCGATCTGTTCGCTTCACTTCCCGATCATGCCACTAATTTGCCAGGTTGCTTGCCCTTTGTCTTTAGCTATTCGTGCTATTTATGCTCATCATGCCGCCATTTTAGGAATCTCCTTCTCCATTTCGCGCTTAATTGCGTAAAACATTTCTCCTTCTAGGATATCCAGCGCCCATTCCATTCTGTTCCGCGCTTCCTTCTGGCTGATGCCGGTGAAGTAAATCAGCGATGAACCGATATTTTGCACGCTCTTGCGCTTGCAGTATCGTAATCTTGCTACGTTGCGAACCGGGTTGTCTTTACCGAACGTCTTCACCATGACTGATTCAACGAAGGCAGCATCATCTGATTCTTTGGCGAGAGCGATGATGTTTGCCGTTGATGACTGAGGTATCAGTAAGTCCCTTGCCTTACGGAATAGTTCTTCCCCGCGCAGGCCTTCGCAATGCAGTTCTGACACGATTTTCTCTATCTGCCTTCCCTTCTGTTCACTCCATTCGCAGCGCATCATCAGGCGGCCAATAACGTTCACTTCGCAGCGATCGTAATCTTCACCACCGAGGTGCTGGCCCCACAGGGTTAGCAGGTGCCTAATCCATGCCTGTTGCGATCGGTTGATTGTCTTCCATCCGTTACCGAACAGCCGGCGCATATCAGCAGCGCTACGAACACCGGCAAGCCTTACGATTTGCTGAAAGTCACGTTCAATGCGCATGCTTAATCCCCATGATTTTGGCTGTGTGCTTAATGATTCGGTAATCCACCGGGAAGGTATTGCGGGTGCGATACATACGCAGCAGCTGCCACTTCTGTCTGAGGTAATCGGTCATGCGGCCTGCTCCATCGACTGTTCGTAGGTCAGGTAAGCCGCTCTTTAACAATTTACTGATGTACCACCTTATGCCGAGAAGGCGTCTGGTGTGGAAATGTCAGTTACAGGTCGTTTTACCAGCGGCCTGTGCCGGACAAATCAAGCTGCCTTTGCACTGGATGAATTGCAGCGTGCAAAAGCGCAACCGTGGAGATCAGCATCACGGCATTCAGCGCAAAGACAGCTATCGGAGGAATTATGAACGCGAGAGAACGTTGCAGGGCAAAGCGCCATGCAAAGAGAGCTAACGAGCGCAGCATCATGGCAGCAACCGGCGCTAACTATCGTGGCGGTAGCATTGAGTCGTTGTACGCAGCTGGCTATCGGAAATCTAAAGACAACGTGACGGCGAGAGGTTGAGCATGATTGAGCAGCTTAATTTTTATATGACGCAGGCATCGCCAGAGCTTCTTGAAAGTCGGCGTGAATATATCGAGCGGGCCATTGTCGGAAAGCTTAAGCGCGGAATTGAAGAGCAGAAATCGTGGTCACCTGAGTTTGCAAGCGAACCGGATTCTCAGGAGTTAATCGTTGCATATACAGAAGGACTCAACTTCTTCACAGAGAAAGGATTCAACGGCGAGGCTGCCTAGCGCGGCCTTTTTTAACGCCACCTGTTCACTAAACAGCGTGGACGCAGCAGAACTGATAAGAGGTGAATATGTGGGAAATTGATATCGAAGAAAACGGAAGTTGGGCGGCATCATGGAATGGAGATTGGTTGCCAAACACCTACCAAACCAGAGAAGAGGCAATGGAAGCGCTACTTAACTGGTTATCCGAAAACATTTAGCGCCGTCACAAGCGGGTTTATTTTTACCTACACCAAGGCCAAAACCATGAGCACACAAGATTGCATTATCTGCTGGGTAGTGACTGCTTTGCTGATGGGGTTGGCGATGATAGCGAGGATTTGAGATGGAAGGATTTACGACGGGACCGTGGATTGCCAGTGAGTACTATTCTGATGCGACGACCATTATCGATGACTCTGGATTTTCGGTTGCAGATGCTCCCCGCTGCCAAATCCTTGAGGGTTGGCCAGATATGGGATTTGACCACTGGGCTGATAGCCCTAAGGCGCATCGCTGGATTTCAGAAGATGAGCAGCGAGCAAACGCCAACTTGATAGCGGCGGCACCTGAGCTTTTAGAGGCGCTTCAGGAGTTGGTTCACGCTGATTGCCATAGCGTCAGAAACAGCACCATGCAGATTAATGCCTTGAACAAGGCGACTCAGGCCATTGCTAAGGCGCTGGGCCAATAACCACAGAAAACGCTCACTGCCTCCGGCAACGCTCCGAGCACTTACGCACTTCATCCCAGCACTTCTCCCACTTTTTACGCCATGTAAAAGGCCGTCCACACACGGTACATATTTTGGTTGGGAGTTCACTTTTCTTCATAACGCACCTCATCTGGAAAGTGATGCAGAGGGATTATTTTAGATGAATTTAGAGCGGTCGCAACGAGGCGGTCAGCAACCACAGGAGATTTGAGATGGAATGGATTTATGTTCGAGATGAATTACCTATAAAAGGCGAAGAGGTTTTTATCATACGCGGCTGGGAAGGGAGTCAGCGTTACCCGGTTAAAGCTTCCAGAAATACAGATGAGCCGCTGACCATAAACGAAGACATGTCGATAAATTGTTGGTGGAGAGATGTGCATGAAGGGTCATCATTTAGTGATGCAACAGTCATCGCATGGCTAAAAATTCCTGAGCCTGCTATCCCTGCGTTTGAGGGTGTCGAGTACGAATTCACTACGCCCTGAGTGACACCGCAGAGCTGATTGCTTAGTCAGCTCAACGGTGCATTCCGCACCAACGCTTAAGAGTCGAGCCCTTGAGCAACAAATAGAACGTTAGACACCTTCGCCCTCGCAATGAGGGCTTTTTTATGCCCGCAGGAGAGGAACATGAGTGAAACAACGGAATTAGTAGTACTCGAAATTAAGCCTGAACAAGCTCCAGCGCTTTATGTAGCGAATGGACTTGATGCATATCTTGACCAGATTCGCGAGTTGGCCGCTGAAGTTCCTGATGTGAAGACGAAGAAAGGTCGTGATCGCATCGGTTCATTGGCCCGCATGGTTGGCTCCAGCAAAAAAGCTATCGAAGAGCCGGGTCGTGCGTATCTGAAGCAGCTCAAAGAAGCCGTTAAGCCAGCGGAAGATGAGCTTCGTCGCTTTACGCGTGAATGCGACACCATACGCGATCAGATTCTTGCGCCGCGCGCAGCCTGGGATGTTGAACAGGAGCGCCTCAAGGCTGAAGAAGAAGCGCGTATCGCTGCTGAAAAGCTAGCGGCACAAATCGAAGCCGACCACGAAATCGCCCTACTTCTGAATGAAAAAATCGACCGTGACGCAGC